CGGGCTTCCTACGGGGAATCTCAGTGTTTCGGGTGTCTGCCCGAGGTAGTCCAGATTCTCCGCGTTGGGCTCGAGTCCGCCCGGCTGGATGAACACGCCTGTGATGTCGTTGCGGTTCGTCTCAAGGTATGCGTGCCATGCGCTGCCGATGTTCGGCATGTTGGAATCGCCCACGATTCCTCGCCACGTGCAGCCGCCTTCTTCGGGGGATGGGTAGCGTCCGCATCGCGCGAACATGTCGCCCATGAGCGACGGGTCGATCTCGATGAACTCGTTCGCCCAGATGCCGGTAAGCTGCATCGACAGGAGCCGTCCGCGATCCTCGGGCGTCTCCAGCGGGATCATGAACCACTCGGAATAGACATCGCCAACGCGGAACTCCAGCACGTTGTCGGCCACCCGGTGGTGGATCGCGTCGCCCAGCCACGCTTGGGCGTCGCGCATCACCGTCTGCTTGATCTGCGCGAGGGTGTTCCTCGTTATGGCGAAGCGTGTCCTGCGGATGCCGTCCACCGGGTTCGGCGCCTGCTCGGAGGCGCGTCTGACGATCTCGAACAGCACGCCCGTCGTCTTGCCGCCACCCACAGGCCCCAGGAGGAGGCGTATGGGGTGGTCGTCGTACATGAACTCGGTGACGGTGGGCGAGGCGTTGTACGTGATCGCCCGGCTGCCAGCCGCGAAGCGCTTGGGGATGAAGGGAAGGCTCATGCGCCCCTCTTCGTTTCCGTCTCAAGCACGGGACTTGGCGCACCCGAAGCGTGGCTGGACGCACCCTGTTCCGGGATTCGGGCCCTGCTACCCGAATCGGGTTCAGGCGTGTGTTCTATGACCTTCTGCTCGCCGTCGCCCTCGGACGTGTCCCGCACCACCAGTTGTCGCGCGCCCATGTTGATCGTGATGGAGAAGGCAGGCCCCGTGTTGCCCGCCGTGGCGCTGGTCTTCATGCCCGAGAGGCTGTGCAGCACCTTCGCCAGTTCCGCCGCCGCCGTTGCCGACGTGTTGGGGTCCACTGCGCGCACCGCCAGCACTGGAATCAGTTCTTCCAGGGCTGCCTGCGACTTGATTTCCACGCGCTTGAGGGTGGAATCTGCGCTGTTCCACTCCGCGACGCACTTCGCCAGGAGGTTCAGGAAGTCCGGATGCTGCCGCAGGAACACCCACTGGGGGTCTTGCGGCCCCTCCAGACCGTGATTTTTGAGAATCTGCTCCAGCGGGAGCATGTCGCGGGCTATTTCGCGGGCCAGCGACACTGCCGAAGCGTCCAGAATACGCTCCAGGCGGTCCATTTGGGGGGTTTGGCCCGTTCCTGGAACGGTTGCGACCTTGGTTGTTGCGCTCATCGTGAGGATTCCCTAGGTTCTCGGGCGCGATCAGCCCAGGCTACGGGCAGGATCAACGCCCGCAGGCCGTTGGAGATACCATATGAGCGATTCGATTCCCCTCCAAGGGACAAACTCACTGGGGCTCATGCGTGTCGCCACGCCGGATCAGGTGACGGGTGCCGAAAACGCCGCGATCATGGCCGACAAGCAGGCTGTGGACGCCCTCATGGGAGCCAACGAGCAGCAGTTGACCGCTCTTGGGGAGTACATCCGGTCGCAGTTCGACCTCATGAAGCGCCATAGGATGAGCGCGAACGGTTGGGACAGCCGGCTCATCCGCGCGCTCCGCATGTTCAACGGCGAATACGACCCCGATGTGCTCGCCGAGATTGAGAAGTTCGGCGGCAGCCGCATCTACGCCCGGATCGTCTCGGTGAAGTGCCGTGGTGCGACGTCCCTGCTGCGCGACATCTACCTCACGGGCGCCAAGTCGTGGTCCGTGGAGCCTACGCCCGACCCCGAGCTTCCGGATTCTATCACCGACAAGATCGACCAGTTGATCGCCGTCGAAGCGCAGACCGTGATGCTTGCTGGGAAGATGGGAATCGGACCGGACGGCACGATCAACCCCTTTCCCGCACCTCCTGCGCCTCCCGCTCCTCCAGCGGCTCCGTCCGGCCCGATTGGCGGGATGCGCGCTCCTGCCGATTCTGGCATGGGTACGAATCCCGCCCCGAACTCCGCCCCGAACCCCGTCCCGAACCCCGAGGGCCCGTCCATCGACGAGATCAACGAGCGGCGTCGCGTGCTGATGGCGGAAGCCCGCATCGCTGCCCGCAAGCGGGCACGCCAGGAGGCCGCGGAACACGAGCGCGTTCTCGACGACTATCTTGTGGAGGGTGGATTCTACGACGCATTGGCGGAAGTCCTGTCCGACCTTCCGTTGTTCCCGTTCGCGGTGCTGAAGGGGCCTGTTGTTCGCATCGTGCCGACGATCAAGTGGGTGGATCGCAAGGCGGTGCAGGTGAACGTCCCACAGATGCAGTGGGAGCGCGTCAGTCCGTTCGACTTCTGGTGGCTGCCGGGTTCCACCGACATCCGGTACACCAACACCATCGAACTGATCCGCTACCACCGTACGGAACTCAACGCTCTTCTGGGGTTGCCTGGGTACGACGAGGACGCGATCCGGTCCGTGTTGCAGGACTACGCCAACGGCTACACCGAAGACTGCATGTTGGGCACGCAGGAAATCCAGGCGGGGCTTGAGAATCGTGAGAGCCCGAGCAGCAACGAGACGGGTCTGATCGATTGCCTGCTGTTCACCGGCAACGTTCAGGGGCGCGTTCTTCGTGAGCATGGGTGGTCGCACAAGAAGATCAAGGACCCGGACCGCGACTACTCGGTGCAGGTGTGGATGATCGGGCGCCACATCATCAAGATTCAGATGAATCCGAGTCCGAGCAACCGCAATCCCTACTACGTCACCAGCTTCGAGAAGGTGCCCGGAACCCTTGTCGGCAACGCGCTTCCTGACATCCTTGCCGACATCCAGGAGACATGCAACGCTACGCTCCGGTCCCTGAACAACAACATGGCTCTGTCGTCCGGTCCGCAGGTGATCGTGAACGAGGACATGCTGTCGGACGACGAGGATGGTGATTCTTTCTATCCGTGGAAGCGGTGGAAGGTTACGTTGCCGCAGAACGGCATGGCGGCTGGCAACAACCAGCGCCCCGTGGATTTCTTCCAGCCGAACTCCAACGCGCAGATTCTTCTTGCTGTGTATGAGAAGTTCACGCAGATGGCGGATGAGTTGAGCGCGATTCCGCGATACATCACGGGTTCGGACCGCATGGGCGGCGCTGGCAGGACGGCCTCCGGGCTGGCGATGCTCATGAGCAACGCCAGCAAGATTCTTCAGACGGTGGCCGCGAACATCGACAACGACATCATCAAGCCGGTCGTTCACCAGTTGCACGAACTTGTCGTGTTGACCGACAAGGAAGGCCGATTCCGTGGTGACGAGCGAATCACGGTGAAGGGCGTCGCCGTGGCGATCCAGAAGGAGACGGAGCGCCAGCGTGCCATCGAGCTTCTTCAGGCCACGACGAATCCGATGGACGCTGCGATCATGGGGATGCGCGGCCGTGCCGTTCTGTTGCGGCAGGTGGCTGAGGCAATCGGGATGGAGGGCGAGACGATGATCCCGCCCGATGAGGAACTGGAGCGCCGCGAGAAGATGCAGCAGGAGGCAGCCGCAATGACGGCGCAGGGCGGTCCTGGGGGTTCGGGTGGGGCTCCGGGCGGTCCCGTCAAGCCCCCGAAAGGCGTGGGGGTGGACAATGCCGCTCCTCCCGCCCCTCCCGCCCCCAAGCCTGGCGAGCCTGTCTCCCCCGGCGGCGTCACGAATGTTGTGCAGTGAGGTTCGGCGTGGTAAGCCGAGATTCATCCGTCAGAGGCGCGATCCTGCGCGGCTGGCGTCAATGGCGGCTGAAGCCGCGAAGGAGCGTCGAATGAAGGTCCACAGCGAGATCGCTGCCATGAAGTCCCTCGGCGGCAAGTCGGCCCAGTCGAAGAAGGTCGGCGAGTCGTTCAGCCCCAGGTTGGACATTAGCTACCGCAAGGGTCCGGCCAGTGTCGTCAAGATGACAAGTGATTCGATGGAGCAGGCCGTGAAAGTCCGCAATCGCCATCCGAAGGCGTGCTGACCGGGTCCCCGGTACGATGACCGTTCGCCCCCACCCGAACGCCAACCCCGTGCGCGACGCGCTGACCGCCGCTGCTGCTAGCCTGCGCCGCGCGCACGGGTCTGGGTACACCGAGTTCCTGAACGCGATGGAATCCTACACCAAGTCTGAAGTGCTGCGGTACATGACCACCCTGCCGGTGGGTGATTCCGCGTTGACGCACCTCCAGGGCCACTACCAGCACATGACGGAACTGCTCAAGCTTCTCCGTTCTGCTGGCGAATCCTGACCCCCATCAACCAGGGAACACCACCATGAGTCAGAGCTACGAAGTCGAGATTCCCGAGTCGGTCCGCGAAGCCGGGCGGCGTGCGGAAGCCTTGCAGGCTGAACTTCTTAGTTCCGTGGAATCCGCTTCCCAGGCCGGCGGCTCCCGCGCCCCTGCGGAAGCGGAGGGGGCGGGTGGCTTTGGTGGGGGGTCGCCCGCCCCCGCTGCCCAGGATTCGCTGACATCGGGCGAATCCGCTTCGGAGCGCGCCCAGTCGGCCCCTTCCCAGACCACCCAGACCACCCAGACCACCCAGATCACCCAGACCACCCAGGACACTGAAGAAGACCTGAAGCGCAAGCTCGCGCAGGCGCAGCACGAGCTTTCGACGTGGCGTGGGCGACACACCGCCGACACCAAGCGCCTGACCCAGCAGATCGAAGCGCTGACTAAGCAGATCGACGAGCTTCGCGCTGCGTCGCTCCCTCCGGTTCCGGACGCGCCGTCCATCACGGACGAGGAACGCACCGCCTACGGCGACGACCTGCTCGATGTGGTGAAGCGTCAGTCGTTGGTGGCGGTCCTCCCGGCGCTCAAGGCGCTGGAGTCCCGACTCATGGCGCAGATCGAATCGCTCCGGGGTACCGCCACCGTCTTCAGGGAGGAGACGGAAGCGGCGAAGCGCGAGCGGTTTTTCGCTTTCCTCGATGCGCAGATTCCGGAGTGGCGGGATATCGACCCGACCCCGGAGTTCCAGTCCTGGCTCGCGGAATACGATCCGCTTCTCCGCCGCACTCGGAAAGAAGTTCTTGACGAAGCGGTTGGAATGTATGATGGGGAATCCACAGCCGCCTTCGTTCGGACCTACCTCAGCCAGAGGGGTGGTTCCGGGCCGCAGGTTCGGAGGACTTCGGTGCGCTCCGGCGCTCCCCAGCCCGCCCCCGCCACTGGGTACGACCCCAGGGCGGCAGCGGGGCAGGAGGACGCGGACGAGCCCACGGACCTCATGGACTTCGCCGCCCCCGGCAAGGCGCGCAGCCCGCGTCTGTTCCCGCAGAAGCCGCCCGCTGCGAAAATCTGGTCCCTCGACGAGATCAAGCGCACCTATGCCGAAATCGGCCGGGGTGCGTACCGAGACGACCCGGCTCGGCAGAAGGCGCTCGAATACGAGATGGCCGCTGCGCAGCGCGAAGGACGGGTTCGGATCTGAAGTCTTCGGGCTTTAGTCTTCGGGCTTTAGTCTTCGGGCTTTAGTCTTCGGGCTTTGGTCTTCGGGGGTCAAGTTTCGACATGAGCGCAACCCAGCCCCCGTAACCGAGCCTGGATTCAGGCACGGGGGCGAATCCGAAGGAGGCCCCCGTGCCGTTTCCTGTCGCATCGTCCCCGTACGCGGGGTCCAACCCGAACCCGGCATACTCGGGGGTCTTCATCCCCGAAATCTGGTCGGGCAAGTTCATCCAGAAGTTCTACGACACCACCGTTCTCGCCGCGATCTCGAACACCGAATATGAGGGTGAGATCAAGAACTACGGCGACAAGGTGAAGATGCGCCAGCGTCCGGCCATTACCATCCGGAACTACGAGTCCCACATGGGTCTGATCTACGAGCGCCCGTCCATCGGCCTCGTCGAGATGAACATCGACCAGGGCAAGTACTTCGGCATGGAGATCGACGACGTCCTCAAGAAGCAGATGGACGTCAAGATCACTGACGAGTGGGCGGCGGAAGCCTCCGAGCAGATGAAGATCGAGATCGATCGTGATGTTCTCGTCTTCCTGGTCAACAAGGCGGCGGTGCGCAACCGTGGCACCGGCGCGGGCCGCATCTCGCAGAACTTGAACCTTGGCACGAACGGTGCGCCGGTCCAGCTTTCGCGGAACAACATCCTCGACTACATCGTGTTTCTCGGGCAGGTGCTGGACGAGCAGAACGTTCCGGAGACGGGACGCTGGATCGTCATGCCGGCCTGGGCCGCGTCGCTGCTGAAGCGCTCGGACCTGCGTGATGCGTCGCTCGTTGGCGACTCCACGTCTGTCATGCGGAATGGTCGCCTGGGCATGGTGGACCGCTTCACGCTCTACTCGTCCAACCTGCTGCCGACCTCGGCGACGGACGGTGTGGGCGGCAACGATGCGGACGGCGCGACGTACATCTATGCTGGCCACAAGAACGCGCTGACGTTCGCATCGCAGATGACGAAGCTCGACGTCATCCGTGGCGAGTCGTCCTTCGCGGATCGGATGCGCGGGCTCCAGGTTTACGGCCGTCAGGTCGTCGATCCGACTGCCTACGCGCAACTGTACGCCATCCCGGCGGCGGGCGCCTTCACCCCGCCTGCCTGATCTGGCTGGCTTTTTGGGCTGCCTTGTCCTACACTGGGCAGGGCGGCCCAGGCTGTTCCAGATTCGCAGCCCCAGGAGGAATCTGATGGCGGTTCTGGTTTCCGACATTGTCAGCGCCGCCAGGGGGCTATTGCAGGATCGGCGAGAGCCGTTTCGCTATACCGACGCCGATCTGATTCTCTACGTCGCGGACGCGGTGGACGAGGCGTATCGGGTGCGTCCTGACTTGTTCGCTTCGGTTGGCCTCGACGCGCCGCCGGTCATGGGCGCGCTGACCGACACGCTCCCGCTCCCCGGATTCCTTCGCCCGCAAGTCGTGAACTATGTGGTCGGGCGCGCGGAGCTTCGTGAAGACAAGCACTCGCAGGACAGTCGGGCGATTGCGATGGTTCAGGCGTTCACCACCGCGCTTGTCGGGAGGGCCGGATGAGCACGAACGCCCTCGCACTCGATTCTGTCCGCAGGGCTCTGAAGTCCCGCATCGGGAATCTCACCGATGAACTGATGGACCAAGAGCTTCGCTGGACGCTTCAGGAGTTCCTGTCGTTCACCCAGGTTTGGCGGCATGTCGAGACGGTGAATCTTATCCAGGGTCAGACCGACTATCAGATTCAGCTGAACGTGGTGAATCCCGCGTTCGTCGCGCAGACGATTCTTGGGGCGTGGAACGACAAGTCCCCACTCACACTCGCCGTGGACCTCGCGGCCGAACTGTCCCGCATCAATGCCGGGACTGGCGAGCCCGCACGTGTGGAGCTTGCCGGCGGGACGCACTTGCGGGTGTCGCCCGCACCGGCTCAATCGGGCGGGAACGTTTACGCATTGCTGGCGATGACGGCCGACCCTTCGCTTCCGCTAACGGAGATTCCTTCTCCCGCGCTGCCGTACACCGATGCGCTCGTATCCGGCACGCTTGGGCGGCTCCATGCCATGGATGCCAAGCCGTGGTCGAACGCCCTGCTCGTCCGATTCCACGTAGCGCGATTCCACTCCATCATGTCGTCAGCGCGCGCCGCAGCCAAGGCTGGGCGGTCGAACCGCAATGCGCCCTGGCGCTTTCCACGATTCGGAGCCTGATCCATGACGGAGTTCCTGTTCGCAAACATCGCCGTATCGGTGCTGGATTCCGGCATATCGGCTGGCGCTACCACTCTGACCGTGTCCGCCGGGCACGGCGCGCGCTTTCCGAACCCTGCGGCTGGGCAGGTGTTCGTGATTGTCGTGCAGTCGGGCACGACGCGCGAAGTCATGCACTGCACCGGGCGCGCTGCGGATGTTCTCACTGTCCTCCGCGCCCAGGAAGGCACGACGGCGCAAGCGTTTCCTGCGGGGTCCGCCGTGCAGATGCTTGCAACCGCAGGCACGATGGATCGGTTCGTTCAGGGGCCCAAGACTATTGCGCAGAATCAATTGTTGGGTCGATTCTCGTCCGGAACCGGAATCGCAGAGGCTATCGCCCTAGGGTCCGGCCTGGAGTTCTCCAGCGGCACGCTCCGCATGTCGAATTTCACCAACTACGCGCTGAAGAACGTCAACAACAACTTCACGGCTGTTCAGACCGTTCCAGCTGCTACGGCTGGCGGACATGCGATGAATCGTGATGCGTGCGATGCGCGGTATGCTCGACCGGATCAGCCGACCGTCTTCACAGGCAACGGGTTGACCTATGAGCGACCGACACCGCAGTTCGTGATAAATGCCACGGGCACCAGTTTTGGGCGCGTGGCTATCCACCGCAGCGGTTCGCTGCGGTGGATGATCGGCATGACCGGCGATTCGGAGACTGGCAGCAACGCCGGTTCCAATTTTTCCATTCGCCGTGCCGACGATGCGGGCGGCGACATCGGCGCGGTAGTCACCATCAACCGTGCCACTGGGCTCGTCACCACGTCGGGGGCGGTGTCGCTTGGTGCGGATGCGGTGGGCGCGAACGAGGCGGTTCGCAAGTCGCAGATGGACGCAGCGATAGCTGCGTCCCAAACCACAGCGAATATCTTGGCGCTGATGGCAGGAGCCGCTGTTGGCGCAGTCGGCACATATGCGTTCCTTCAACCGCAGAACACTGCGACTTACGAAGCGGGTGCCACGCTCGCAGGCAGCAGCTTGAGGTACGCGGGCGCGATCACACAGTCAGCTTCGTTCACAAACGCAAGTGGCACTCCTAGCGGGACGTGGCGCTGCATGGGTAGGCGGAGCGCGACAGATTACAGCGATCCACCTTTAGCTTCTGGCGATGCTGCCACCCTCTGGCTTAGGATTTCGTGACATGATTCTTCAATCCGCACAGAATCTCCGGTGGGCCAACGCCGAAGGTACGGCCATTGACATGACGATCACATGGGATCGCTACCCCGATCCTCTGCCGTTCACTGCGTCGCAGAACGATCCCGAAGAACACGGCCGAGCGATTTTTGCCGCCGCTGTGGCGGGCGCGTACGGCGCAATCGCCCCTTACGAGCCGCCCTCGCCCGTAGCTCCGGCTGTTCCCCGTTCCATCTCACGCCAGCAGTTCTTCCGGATGCTCGCGCGCACCCCGTTCGCCACACCAGCCGAGGCGCTGGACGCAGCGCGTACGGGGTCCATCCCGCCCGCCCTGGAGCCGATGTTCGCCGCTTTGCCTGAACCGCAGCAGACCGACGCGCGGATCATGTGGGCGACGGCGGTGGACTTCTACCGGAGTGATCCACTGTTCGCTCTTGCCGTGTCCATGGAGACGATCACGGACGCGCAACTAGACCAGTGGTTCACTGAAGCTGCAACTTATGGAGCCGTGAGCGCACCATGACGCAACAAGAGCTATCCGATCTGTCTGGAATCCGCGAACGGCTGCGCGCCCTCGAAGCGCGCCTCGCGGATCACTCCCGCGCATCTGCCGAGCGCCACACGCGCACCGACGAGGATTTGAAGGAACTGACCAAGACCGTCATCCGCTTGTCGGAGACGGTGGCGACGCTGACCGTCTCAATCAACTCACACATAAATCAGTCTGCTTCGACCGTCGCCGTGTCGAACCCCACGCCCGCTTCAGCCGTCGCTGCGGCGTCAAGCATAAGCGGTGGCAGCGTGGCGTTGATCGGCTATTATGTTCTCAAGGCCCTGGGACTTTAGGAGAACGACATGAGCAGCACCCACAACTGGCTCACCATCGCGCTCAACGAAGTCGGCCAGCAGGAGATCGCAGGCAGCGACCACAACCCGCGCATCGTGGAATACCACCAATCCACGAGTCTCGCCGCCAAGGATGACGAGACGCCGTGGTGCGCCTCGTTTGTGTCCTGGGTCGTGCGTCAGGCAGGATTCCCGAACCCGAACACAGCGCGAGCCCTGGACTTTGCGAACTACGGCCAGCGCCTCGAACGCCCGCAACACGGCTGCATCGTCGTGTTCAACCGGCAGGGCGGCGGTCACGTCGGGTTCTACATGGGCGAGCGCGGCGACAAGATTCTGCTCCTGGGCGGGAATCAGAACAATCGCGTCTCCATCGCGCCGTACAACAAATCGCAGGTGGTGGCCTACCGCTGGCCGCCCGGCGTGCCGAAGGAGGAGCCCGAGACGATGCGCGAAGCGGCGCAGACGGGCACTGTGCAGGGTGCGGTGGACCAGGGGCTTCTGGTCGGCGGCGTCAGCGCCATCGGCACGGTTCTGACCTCCCTCGGTGCCGTCCCCGTCCCGGTGGCGCTGGCGCTGATCGTGGCGGCGGTGTCCCTGGGCATCTACTGGATCGCCAGCAAGCGGCTCCGCAAGGCGAAGGAGAACTGACGTGGAATCCGCTCCTCTCGAACGTCTCGTCTCCCCGTTCGCCCACGCGGGCATGTCGGTCCTCATGGGCCTGCCGTTCCTCCTTCTTGGTGCCCCCTTGGCGGGGGCCGCCTTCGGGGTGGCTTACTACCTGGGGCGGGAGGGACGCGACGCGCAGGCCGCCGATTCCCGCTCAAAGGGCGAGGATTGGCTCGTTCCGTTCACCCCCTGGACGTGGCCCCGTCAGTCGCAGATGGATGCGCTCGGGCCGATTCTGGTGTGGGCGGGAATCCTGTGGTGGCTCGCATGATCGCCTGGATCATGGGCACCAAGATCGGTCGCTACGTCGCCATCGTCGGCGTCGTTCTGGCGGCGGCGTGGGCCGTGTGGTGGTCCACTCTCATGCAGGGGCGGGCGCAGGGCCGCGCCCAGGAACAGAGCAAGCAGAAGGACACTCTTATCCATGTCGCGCAGACGAGAGCTCAGGTGGACACCGCTGTGGCTGCTGAGCCCGATCCTGTTAGCCGCTTGCGGGACAGGTGGAGCCGTTGATACGGCCTGCGTTCTGTTCCGGCCGGTCTATGTGACCGCCGAGGACGTGCTGACTGCTGAGACGGCGAGGAACATTCTCGCCAACAACGAAGCTGGGGCGGCTCACTGTGGGTGGCGTCCTAACGACGCGCGGAGGCCGTGATGGCGAAGTCGCCTGCCTGGACCCGCAAGGAAGGCAAGAACCCTGAAGGCGGCTTGAACGCCAAGGGGCGAGCATCCTACAACCGGGCGAACCCCGACAAGCCGGGGCTGAAGCCTCCGCAGCCGGAAGGCGGCCCGCGCCGAGACTCGTTCTGTGCCAGGATGAAGGGTATGAAGGCGAAGCTGACCAGCGAGAAGACGGCGCGCGACCCGAACAGCAGGATCAACAAGGCCCTTCGCGCCTGGAAGTGCTAGGCAGCCGGGGCGAGGAGAAGGATTCCAACATGGCGCTCGACATCATCACTGGCAGCTTCGTCATCCCGAGCGGACAGTCGTTGTCGCAGGCGGTCCCGATTCCGGAAGTTCAGCTTCTCACGCTGTACGTTCCCGGTACGTGGACTACTGCGAACATCACCTACCGTGTGGTTCTCGGTGGTGTGACGTACGAAGTGTCGGACGAGACGACATTTCTCTCTGCTGCCGGTCCTGTGTCGGGGTCGCCCAGGGCGATCACGCTCTCCGGGTTCCTCATTCCTGCCGGCGCTGAGAAGCTTCAGATTCGCAGCGGGACTCTGACGCTTCCTGTGAATCAGGCTGCGGAACGGACGATCCCTTACGCGATTCGGAGGTTTGGATGATAATCCTGAATCGCAAGCCGGTCATCATCCAGCCCGGCATTGAGGGTGTGAACGCTACGACTGGCGGGATTCCGTCGAGCGTCACGTTCACGCGCAGTTCTCGTGCTTGGACTTTCGGTCCGACGCTGGAACTCACTGAGTATCTGGTGAATCAGCCGCGCTTCTCGTGGGACCCTGTTACTGGTCAGTACCGCGGACTGCTGATCGAGCCTACGCGGACCAATGCGTGGGCCAACCCGCGATGGGAGGGCGGCGCAACCGGCACGCCGGGCACTTTGCCTACGGGCGCGAGCTTCAGCCCCAGCGGCAGCGGCACCACGCGGCAGATCGTCGGGTTCGGCATGGAAGACGGCCTACCTTATGTTGACGTTCGGTACAGTGGCACCGCCATCAACACAAACGCCATCCAGTTCCAGGTGGGCACGGGTGCCACGTCGATCACGGCAGCAGTCGGGCAGACGTGGTCGATCACGTTTTTCTGGCGCGTGGTGGCGGGCGCTTTTGCGCCGTTCACCGGGCCGTTCTTGCGGTGGAATGAGCGGGATGGCGAAACAGCGTTGAACACCGCTCAGGTCTCAGCCCCCGAGCCGGGCTCGGCGCCACTGCGCGAGCAGCGCACGACGCTGGTAAGGACGCTAACTTCTTCCGGGCTCAACAACATTGCGCCTGCACTGGGCATGTTCCGCGCTGTTGGTATTCCGGCGGACCTGACGCTGCGAATCGGCCCGATACAGGTAGAACAGGCCAGCAACGGTTCTTCGCTGATTCTTCCGCTTGTCGGCTCGCCAGCTGTCACCACCCGCGCTGCAGAATCGGCGTTCTACCCGGCACCGGACGGGACGTACGACGAACTTGCGCTGAACTCTCGTGTGGGTGTATGGCGCGAAGGCGTCACTGTCGTCGGCGGAGCGCGGGAAGTGATTCCTCCGAGCAATAATGAAGTCACCCTTCTGCGGCTTTACCCTGTCGGGACGGCCGCAGCCAACCCTGGATGGGCGGTACCAACGACATGAACATCGAGATCATCGACCTACCCGCTCTCACGAGCAACGCACCCATCGAGCCTGTAATCACGCCTACCGAGGAAGGCGGGAAGCTCTACGACTACGCAGTGGCGTTCGCCACCAAGGCAGCGGCAGTTGCATGGGCGCAGGCCAATGCGGGCAAGTTTTCCGTCAGGGGCAACAGGGCGCTGGCCGGGCGGGTTCTCGCCTCTCAGCCGATTCGCATCATCGTCGGAATCCGGTCGCAAGAACCGCTGACATTCCCTGCCGGGACGGAGGCGGTGAACCCTCGGGTGATCGAGAGCTTCTTCGGCGTGTTCGCGTGATCCAGAAACTAGATTCTTACAAGAAGGAGAATCGACATGCGTTCGCAGCTCGCACTACTCCGTCGTGTGGGTGCTGACCTCGCAGGTCGCACCGCCACCGCGCTCGGGATCAATGTTCGGCCGTCTCTCGCCGCGCAGTACCGCGAAGCGCGGAGGCGTGGTGCGCCCGCTTCGGCCCTGCCAACCCTGCCGGGCTCGGACGCTCCCGCTGTGAATACCGTCGCACCAGTTGTGTCGGGGAATCCGACACCGGGGCAGACGCTCAGCAGCACCGCCGGAACTTACACGGGGACGCCGACGCCATCCGCTGTGACGTACCAGTGGCTCCGAGACAGGAAGCCCATCGCTGGTGCGAACGCTTCGACCTACGTGGTGACGATTGGCGACATGGGATTCCACCTGTCCTGCGAGACGTTCCGTGGGAACATCTATGCAGACGCATACGGGCGCTCGAACTCCCTCGGTCCGGTCGTGTCGGCGTTCAACACCGTCGCTCCGGCGATCACCGGCACTCCCACGGTTGGCCAGACGCTCACCGTCACCAACGGAACCTGGGTGGGCACCCCCACGATCACCTTCACTCGACAGTGGCGCCGGGACGGCGTCGCCATCGCGGGCGCGACGAACACCACCTACGTCCTCCAGGCGGCCGACCAGGGCAAGGTCATCACTGTGGAGGTCACGGCGACCAACCCGAACGGTACGAACACGGCGCTGTCGAACGCGACTCCGCCCATCGCGTAAGCCCGATTCGCAGGGCAGGAGGAATCCGATGCCGGGCATGAAGCTCCAGATGTTCGGCGGCGCGGTTCCCATCGCGTCTCGCCGCCTCGTGCCAGACAACATGGCCGAGGTGGCGGTCAACACGGACCTTCTGTCGGGGGAGATTCGACCTTTCCGGCAGCCGCGCATCGTGCAGACGTTCTCTGGTGGTTCATGGAACAGGGCTTTCCGGTTCACGAACGGTCAATGGATTCCTCTGTCGTCCATTCACGCTCGCGTGTTCCGTAGCCCGTTGGTGAACGATGCGTTCGAGCGATTCATCAAGCTCGACGGCAACGCTCCCGGAACACCCGTCCGAGCCCTTCAGAACTCCCGACAGCGCATTGCGAACGGCGATCCCTGGCTCAAGCTTGGGATGCCTGTACCCGTGCCGCTGTCCGTGTCTCATTCTGGGGGTGTCGGTTCCGCCGCGACACGAGCGTACACGTATACTTTCGTCAACATGTTTGGCGAAGAATCTCAGCCTGCCGATCCTGTGACGGCAACAGGCAAGGTCGATGGAACCTGGGCTGTAACCGGCATGGCCGCCCCTGTGAACGCTTCCGATTATGGAATCACGCATTTCAGAATCTACAGGACGGTCGTAGGCAGCAACGGGACGGAATACTACCGCGTCGTGGAACAAGCCATTGCGACCACGAGCTACAACGACACGCTTTCGGATGTGGTAATCGCGTTCCCTTCCATGACGCTTCAAAGCACGTTCTGGCGCGAGCCGGAAGACATGGAAGGTATCATCCAGATGCCCAATGGATTCTTCGCGGCGTGGAGCGGGCGAGACGTGTTCTTCAGCGAGCCGTACCGCCCGTGGGCATGGCCTGCCGAGTACATCCTCACCATGCCCGATCCGGTTGTAGGCTGTGGTGTCACCGGGTCTTCCCTTGTCGTCCTGACGAACTCGCGTCCTGTCGTCATCACCGGCTCTCGTCCGTCCAACATGTCCATGGAACGGTCGGACTTCATTGAGCCGTGTCTGTCGCCGGAATCCGTGTTCTCTGCGCTCGAAGGCGTCTATTTCGCCGGAACGGACGGGTTGATGCTGGCGAACCAGGGCGGGGTGTTCAGCGTCACGCGCTCGCTCATCGATCCGAACCAGTGGAGGCGGGACTACGCGGCTTCGCTCATCTCTGTCGTCGTCACCAACAAGCAGGTGTTCGGATTTCAAGAATCCGGGTACGGGTTTGTTCTCGACAAGGACGAACAGCGAGCGGGTATAGTCCGCCTCCGCAACATGCCGAACTTCACAACCGTATGGCGCGACTTCTATTCTGGCACGATCTACGGAATGTTCGACGGCGCTGTTTATGAACTGTTCGGCAGATTCGACGCGCCAGCAGCCTGCGGCTGGCGCTCGAAAGAGTTCATGCTTCCCCGGCCGGTCAGCATGGGCGCACTCATGATCTCCATCGATTCTGCGTTTGACGCGGATTCAGTGGGAGACATCGAATCCAACGCGCCTCCGATAGCAGGCGGACCCTGGACGGACCAATCCGCGCTGTACGGCTACATGCAGTATGGCGAGTGCTTCTACGCTGAAGCCCCCGACCCTGGCACGCTGCCGCCTGGGGGCGTGCCCCCGGCCGCCGGATGGCCCAACTGGTATGGCCTCGTTCCGGACGACATCGCCATCGACGATCTGTCCGGCCTGGGACTGCCGTCCAACATCGACACCTATGTTATCGTATACGCGGGGCGCGTGCCGGTGTGGCGGGCTCCGGTGTCGAATGGAATTATATATCGCCTGCCCAGCGGATTCAAAGATGTGCTGTGGCAGTTCGACATCATAACCCGCGTTCCGGTGTTCTCGCTCCAGGTCGCGGAAACCCCCAAGGAGATTGCCGATGTCTGACTTCTTCGACAAGATGCGGAGCGATCCGAAGAATAACCCGTTTCCCCCGATTCCGGAGCCGACCGCCGATCCGAAGTCGCTTCTCGTTACTGTCCGCGCACTGCGCGAGGCGGTCGAGATGCTGATCGGTCGCCGGGGTTCTCCTGGCACCGCTGCCGTCCTCAAGCGCGATCTGTGACATAGGATTCGACACATGCGGCGAATCGTAGTGGACGACGAACGCATCGGTCCGTTCGTCGCGCAGCGCGCGAAGTGCAACTTCAACCCCGAACGCGACACCGCCATAGGAGTCATCGGAGAGAAGACCGATCTGTTCCAAGACCCGCCCGTGTTGGGCGGCGTGGTCTTCTCCGGCTACACGGGCGTCTCCTGCTGGCTGCACATGGCTGGCGTGCACGAAAAGTGGGCCACGCGGGACCTCCTATGGGTGGTGTTCGACTACTCGTTCAACCTCATGGGGTGCGCCAGGGTGTTCGGGATGGTCGAAGAGGCCAACAATATCGCCCTGAAGATCAACATGAAGCTGGGATTCCGGGAGGTCGCCCGAATCCCCGGAATGTTTGTCAGCGGGGACGCCTTGGTGTTATCCATGGAGCGTGCGGATTGCCGCTGGTTGGGCATCACCCCCCGCACTGTCCGCAGGCTCGAACACTGACCGCAAGCCCCTGAAGGAGATCGGACCATGGGTGGCAAGGGTAGGTCTGCTCCACCGCCCGACTACGGGCCGATTGCGGCAGCGAACGAGGCGGCAGCGCGGATCAACGCGGAAGTCGCCCGTGAACAGCTTGCTTGGGCCCGCGAGCAGTATCAGCAGGATCAGGCTGTCACCCAGCGCGTACTGGATGTCTTCCTGCCGACCATGGAGTCGGAAGCGGAAGCTGGCCGAGCCGACCGCGAGCGCTACCGGACGGTGTTCCAGCCCCTCGAAGACCGGTTCATCGAGACGGCGACGAACTACGACACCCCCGAGCGGCGCGAGATCGAAGCCGGTCGGGCCATCGCCACGGTGGGGCAGGCGTTCGACGCGCAGCGGCGCGCTGCGCTGGCGGAACTGGAATCCTACGGCATCGACCCGTCCACTGCGCGTGCCGGTGCGCTCGACCGTGGTGTTCGGATCGCGCAAGGTGCCATTAGTGCTGGGGCTGCTACCGATGCCCGGCGTGTGGTGGAGAACACCGGGAACGCGCTGGTCGGCGAAGCGATCAACATCGGGCGTGGCTACCCTGGTCAGGTGGCGGGAGCGTACGCCACGTCGCAAAACGCAGGCGGCGGCGCGATCAGCGGACGCCTTGGGACGACGCAGACCGGCGCGCAGACCATGGGCACCGCTCCGCAGTACAGAGCCATCGAGGGGTCCATCTTGGGGAACTGGGGTGGCAACACCGCGAGCATGTATGGTGCGTGGGCTCAGCGTGACGCAGCGTTGAATCAGAGTCCATGGGGCGCTATTGCTGGAACAGCGCTCGGCATCGTTGGTACCAGAATCTTTAGGTAAGGAACTGGCGCTATGTCCTTCGCACGCGATTTCGTCGCCGGACTTCAGGCCGGTTCCCAAGCAGCCCTTCGGTGGCAAACCGCAGCGGCGTTGCGTGAGGATCGGGAAGAGCGCCGTGCAGAGCGGGATAGCAATGCCCGTCTTGCGGAGATGGCGGGGGCTCCTGCGCCCCCGCCCGAACAGCCGGGCCTCATCGGCCGAATCGCCAACGGATTGTTCGGTTCGGGCGAATCAGCACCGCCCGCCGTGTCTGCGCCCGCGTCCCCAGCGCCGCCCGGCACCATGCCAGCCCCTGGTGGAACCCCCATTGCGGGCGGTGCCACCCCCGCCACGCCTTCGGTGACTCCTACCGGGACCGTGAATCCTGTCGCTGTTGTCGGGGCTGCGCCCGCTGCGCCCGCTGCGCCCGCTGCGCCCGCTGCGCCTGTCGTGTCCCCGCAAGACGTCGAAGCCGACCCTGTGCGCGCTATGGTCCTGGGCGGAACCCGGCTGGAGGAACTTCGGGCTTCCGGCGAACGCACCACGCCGGAACAAGCGGGACAGTTCATCCGTGCGGTGTCTGCGGCGTCTCCGGATGGGGAGCCGACGCGCGCCGGGTATCAGGAGTTCCTTCGAGCTTCCTACGCCCACGTCCTGCGGTTCCGTGGCCCCGAAGCTGCGGCGAACTACCTGCGCACGATGGAGACGGTTCGTCAGGACGGTGTGACGCGCAGCGCGGCCGTGGCGATGGCAGCGCTCGAAGTTGGTGACGTGGCGGGCGTTCAGCGCGCCTTCCAGGGCGTCAATGCCTTCTGGCCTGACGGGACCCAGCGCGTGATTCAGCCTGCCGGTCCCGGCCAGTGGCGCGTGACCGAACGCCCGGAACCCGGCCAACCGGGCGAAGAACGCACCACGACGATATCGACCGAGCAGCTTCGGCGCGGACTCTTGACGCTGATGAATCCGATGGAGGCGCAGCGCCTGTTCTTGCAGCAGGCGGAATCGCGTCAGCGGATGGGTATCGCTGCGGCTGCCGAAGCGCGGGCCAGTCGAGCAGAAGCGCGGACGATTGAAGACCGCAGAGCTATAACCGAAGAATTTCGGCTATATCGCGCGCTTCAGGAAGCCGACGAAGCACTTGCGGCGAACCCCGACGATCCTAATGTTCAGGCGCGGCGAACGGCGGCGCGCAATGCGTACTATACGTTTCTCGACAGCGCGTCGCCCGCAGCACTTCAGATTGCGGAATCGCGTCGCCGGTTCGACACGACCGATAACCGCACGCGCGAGATCGCCGCGCAGAGGTTGGCTGCGGCTGCTGAGCGGCTCGGGGGCCGCCTGACCGGCGAACGCCGTACAGAGTTCAACAATGCGAACAATACGTTCTTCAATCCGAACAACGAACTCGACCCGGCGCACCGGACAGACAGCGGGGCCGTGTTCATCACGAATACGGCTCGTCAGATCATGGCCGACAACCCTGATATAGAAGCCGCCGTGGCGTTCCGAGTAGCGGCGTACATGAATCCGAATGTCGCACGCGCCGCAGACGCTTGGCGCCCCGTCCTCGTGCCGAGTGCCAGCGGTCCTGGTCCTGACGGAAGAATCCGTGTGCGTCTTGGGGAGCAAAGGGGCACGGGAGACAATGCGGAGCGCAGATGGCATCAGGGGAACATCATCCTCAACCTTACGCCGGATTACCTACAGGCGATTCAGGGAAGCTTGATTCAGCGGAATCCGGCTGGTGGTGGTGGGGCTGGTGGTGGGGCTGGTGGTGGGGCTGGTGGTGGTGGGGCTGGTGGCGCGCGTCTCCCTGCGACGGAACGGCGTCCGGAGACTCCAGTTACCGGCGGCGTGCTCGGCGCGGATTGGGAAGCTAGGCGCGCTGCAATCGCGGGCAGTGCTGCGCCTGCGGCTCCGGCGGCTCCTGCGGCTCCTGTTGTTACCGAGCCTCCTCCCGTTCCGGCTAACGCACCCCCAAGCGGCGGGATTCTGAGCCCGGGATGGGCGGAGCGTCGTGCTGCAATAGTAGGGGTACGCCCGACGCCTCCGGCCACCGCTCCGGCCCCCGCTCCGGCCCCCGCTCCGGCTCCCGCTCCGGCCCCCGCTCCGGCGGGTGCTATCGCTGGGGCTTCCGCTCCCATCACCGACAACCGTACGGCACGCGAGCGCGTACAGGGTATCACAGCCCCGCCTGCCCCGGTCCCGGCTCGTCCCGCGCCGCAGCAGCAGCAGCAGCAGCAACAGGCGAGACTTCAGCAGCGTGTCGAGCGCATCGCCGCGCTATCTTCGCCTACCGCAAGGATGAACGCAATCCGCGCAACCGCATCGGAGTTCGGAATCCCCGAATCGCGGATCAGACAGATGGTTGATTCTCTCGACGCGGAAGCGATGGCAGGAAGTAGGTGATGAGCGACTTCGATTGGAATCGCGCCGTCGCCATCGGTGGGGAGCCCGCGAACGCGCTTGCGGATTCTCCTACGGAGGATAATCGGTTCGATTGGGAGCGCGCCGTTACCATCCCCGGTGCAATCGTAAACCGGCCACAGACGGGCCTCGGTGCCATCGCCGACACCGCCCGCGCGTTCGGCTCCGGCCTCCTAGGGCTTGGTGCGTCGGTCGGTGAGTCTGTTGACTATGTGTTCGGCGATTCCATACTTGGCCGTGGCGGTCGTGCCGTTGCCGACACCCTCAACGCTGGTGCTCAGGCACTTCAGCAGGGTATGCACCCCGACTGGCAACGGGCGATGCAGCGTCGGTTCCTCCCCGGTGAGGGGGAGGATAGTGCGTACGACAGTCTTGGGGCGTTCGGCGGCGCTGTTGCCTTGCAAGGCGTCGCTACGCTGCCGTCGTTTCTCGCCACCATCCTTCCGGGCGGACTCGCTACCCGCGTCGCAGTTCGCCTCGGCTGGGGCGCTGCCGGTCGGGCTGCGGCGGCGGGTGCTGCTGCGGGTGCTGCGGCTGGCGGCTTGTCGCTTGGTTCTGTCGCAGGCGCGATCCGGCAGGAGTGGAACAACGCCACCGAAGAAGAACGGCTCGCCAGTCCATACTACGCGGAACAGGTCGAGCTTGCGAATCGCGGGATCATCACGCGCGAGGAAGCGATGGAGCGCGGCTTGCGGCACGCGCAAGGGCTCGCTCCCGTGTTCGCCGCCGCCCTGTCCACCGCCGTCACTGCCCCGCTGCTCGGTTCCCCCATCGCAGGTGCCCTGGCCCCTGCCACTGCGCGTGCCGGTGCGTCGGCCCAGCGGGGGTTCCTCCGTGGTGCCGGGCAGGGCGTCGTCCGCGAGGGCGCGCAAGAGTTCGTGCAGGAGGGCGGTGAAGACTGGTTCGCCCAGCAGGCGCGCATCGGCGGGCGCGACCCCGACATCATGCGGTCCATCCGCGCTGGCGTGCAGGGCGCTGTCATCGGCGGCGCGCTTGGCGGTACTGTGGGAGGCGTGGCTGGCGCTATCGGAGGCGCGGCGGATCGTCGGCTGGCGGCGGCTGAAGCTGAAGCGGCGCGCGTTCAGGCTGGCCTGGATGCCAGCCTCGCGGCTGCCACGACCGGCACATCTGCCCCTGGTCCCGGCACGGGTGCTGGGGTGTCTCCGGACCTCGCCGCCGCTCTCGTTCCCGATGACGTCGACACGCGGGTTGCGGCCATTGTCCAGGCTGCAAATCATGGTGAGCGCATCCGCATGGCGCGGGCGCTCGCCCAGGAACTTGCTGCGAGCGGTACGCGGCTCACGCCGGAACAGGTGGACGAGCTGAACGCTGTGATTCCTGGCGCCCGGATCAATCTTGGAACGATGATCCAGCAGCAGGTGGATCAGGCTATCGCAGCGCGTACGCCGCCCGCTGCTACGCCCGCCCCTGCTGCTCCTGCGTTCAACGCTACGCCGGAACGTCAGAAGCAGACAGTCGCACGAGCGCAGACGGCGCTGTTTGCTGGCGCACCTACCGTCAACCTGTCCAAGAAGATCGCCGTCGATCCAGCCGCGTTCGGTGCGGCAGCCGACAGAGTGACGTGGAAGGAGAAGGTTCCTTCTCGGAAGGCAATGCAGCAGATTCTTCGGAATCTCGCCACGACGCTGAACCTGCCGTCCAAGGAAGCGGGTGAGGCGGTGCTTGCCGGCGTGCCTCTAAGCAAGAAAAGCGCGCCTGCGTCGTTCTTTCGCGCCCTCGCGCGTGCCATCGCCAAGCCTGCCGATGGCGGAACTTTGAATCGTAAGCTTGTAGATGGAATCCTAGACGCGAGCAACATCGAAGCGCAGGAACTTCTCGACTTCGCTCTCCGCATGTACATGGCGAGCCCCGAGGGGACCGCAGGACGTTCGATGGCGCTGGCGATTGTTGCGCCTCGCGTAGCCGCCCCCGCCCCCGCCCCCGCCCCCGCCCCCGCCCCCGCGCCCGCGCCTGCCGCTCCCGCCCCCGCCCCCGCCCCCGCCCCCGCCCCCGCCCCCGCGCCCGCGCCTGCCGCTTCCGCCCCCGCGCC